ACGAAGTTATCTTAAGGGTTATTGAACATGATCAATTTACCTGTAAATCCATACAGTTCAATACCTTATCAGGTCAAATAGTGATCACTTGATCATTTGATCAAGGTTGCGCTACGTAAAATCTGTGAAATGTTGGCAGTGTTTGTGCTCCAGATTTCGCGTAGCGCACTTAGCACCACCAATCAATCAGAGGTGAAAAATGGGATATTCAGCTGCTAAAGTGTCCACTCATCTTGAGCTTGAGAAAAACCGTGGTTACTGGCGGGCAAAAGGGTTTGATCGTGATAGTTGTCAACTGTCATTATCGCGCGGTGAAGAGAAAATAGAACGCACGCGCGGTCGCTGGCGTTTCTATGACGAGAACCATAAACAGGTAAAGGCAGAGCCGATCCTGTACACTTTACTTAAAACCATTATCTGAGTGTTAAATGTCCAATTTACTGACCGTACACCAAAATTTGCCTGCATTACCGGTCGATGCAACGAGTGATGAGGTTCGCAAGAACCTGATGGACATGTTCAGGGATCGCCAGGCGTTTTCTGAGCATACCTGGAAAATGCTTCTGTCCGTTTGCCGGTCGTGGGCGGCATGGTGCAAGTTGAATAACCGGAAATGGTTTCCCGCAGAACCTGAAGATGTTCGCGATTATCTTCTATATCTTCAGGCGCGCGGTCTGGCAGTAAAAACTATCCAGCAACATTTGGGCCAGCTAAATATGCTTCATCGTCGGTCCGGGCTGCCACGACCAAGTGACAGCAATGCTGTTTCACTGGTCATGCGACGGATCCGAAAAGAAAACGTTGATGCCGGTGAGCGTGCAAAACAGGCATTGGCGTTCGAACGCACTGATTTCGACCAGGTTCGTTCACTCATGGAAAATAGCGATCGCTGCCAGGATATACGTAATCTGGCATTTCTTGGGATTGCTTATAATACCCTGCTACGTATAGCAGAAATTGCCAGGATCAGGGTTAAAGATATCTCACGTACTGACGGTGGGAGAATGTTAATCCATATTGGCAGAACGAAAACGCTGGTTAGCGCCGCAGGTGTAGAGAAGGCACTTAGCCTGGGGGTAACTAAACTGGTCGAGCGATGGATTTCTGTCTCTGGTGTAGCTGATGATCCTAATAACTACCTGTTTTGCCGGGTCAGAAAAAATGGTGTTGCCGCGCCATCTGCCACCAGCCAGCTATCAACTCGCGCCCTGGAAGGGATTTTTGAAGCAACTCATCGATTGATTTACGGCGCTAAGGATGACTCTGGTCAGAGATACCTGGCCTGGTCTGGACACAGTGCCCGTGTCGGAGCCGCGCGAGATATGGCCCGCGCTGGAGTTTCAATACCGGAGATCATGCAAGCTGGTGGCTGGACCAATGTAAATATTGTCATGAACTATATCCGTAACCTGGATAGTGAAACAGGGGCAATGGTGCGCCTGCTGGAAGATGGCGATTAGCCATTAACGCGTAAATGATTGCTCTAATTCTTTGATATTTATGGTGGCATATGAGAAAGGATTTCAACATCGACGGAAAATATGTAGTGCTGTCTGTAAGCACTAATATTCTGTCACCATCTGTCATTGTCACCGTAAAGTTGAGCGATAGGATGCCTGATATCGACTCGATATCTGTTGCGTTCCCCGTTAAAAGCATGCGGAGTGCTGAACATTTTGTGATGAATGCAACGGAGGAGGAAGCGCGGCGCGGGCTTACTAGAGTGATGGGGGAATTTGGCGAACTCCTGGGTAAGGTAAACAATGCCCTTTCAATCAGTTCAGCAAGGTCCAAAGCGTTAACAGCTTCCATGATGAAATAAAAAAAAGCCTGGCAAGGAGCCAGGCTGCACAAAAGAGCGGGTTTGTATTCCGCATCCAATCAATCAAGAAGGAGTATAGCACACAGGTACTGAAGTGAAAAAATGTGATTCGCGATAAACAAAATATCTGCCATTGCTCTAATTGATTGCTATAATTTAGCCGCAGTTTTTGTCAACTACGAAGACGTTGCCATTACTTCACTCCTTGACATCATTGGCGGCCATTAGGCCGCCTTTTTTTTGCCATATGAAAACAATCGAACAAAAACTTGAACAGCGCCGCGAGTGGCAGAAGGCAGCCAGAGAACGAGCGATCGCTCGGCAACGGGAAAAGTTGGCTGACCCCGCCTGGCGAGAATCGCAATATCAGAAAATGCGGGATTCTATCGACCGCCGTATCGCTAAACAGAAAGAGCGCCCACCAGCCAGCAAAACGCGGAAAAGTGCGGTAAAAATAAAATCTCGTGGCTTGAAGGGGCGAACACCGACGGCGGAGGAACGGACCATCGCCAATGCTCTTGGCACTCTCCCCTGCATTGCCTGCTACATGCATGGAGTAATATCTGAAGAGGTGTCTCTGCACCATATCTCCGGTCGTACCGCGCCGGGTTGTCACAAAAAGCAATTGCCCCTTTGCAGATGGCACCACCAGCATGCAGCACCGGCTGAAGTAAGAGAAAAATACCCTTGGCTGGTCCCTGTTCATGCAGATGGCGTGGTAGGAGGCAAGAAAGAATTCACCTTGTTGAACAAGTCAGAGATGGAGTTGCTGGCTGACGCCTATGAAATGGCAAACATCATGCACTAATAAATATATTATTTTTAATCTTAAATGATTGACAACTGACAAGTGACTTGAGTCAGAATCATCACACGCCCGGTACGGATGGATCCCTTTTCAAATATTCCATGGACGGCACAGTCTGAGTACCGGGCGCTACCTTCAGTTGTATTGCTAAGCCGCCGCTGGTGGCTTTTCTTTTTTGTAGGGGCGCTATGGATAAGAAAATATGCGTTGTTTCAATGAGCGTCGGCAAACCGGCGTCAATGACTGCTGCATGGATCAACAATGAGCTGATAATGGCTGAGCGGACCAGCTACCCTGAACGCCGCCGCGATATGGAACTCCAGCTGCTGCGCGAATTGCGAGAAAAAGAGGAAAAGGGTTTTATCGTGCTGGTGGAAGAGGAAAACAGCTTTATTACCGGTCGAGTTGGCCAGCGTGTAAGGTTGCGTGATCCCTTCATGAACGGCAGACCGGTACTGATTGAAGCAATGCAGATTTACAAGGAATTGGAACGCCAGAAAGCGATCAAGTTACCGCGCAAGGAATCCGGCAAATACATCCTTCACCAAAGCATCTTCGATTCCGAACACGATAAAAAAGGCGATGAATTTTTCAACATCAACTGGAGCGAAATAACGACAGAACATGTTCTGACGTTACTATGTTGCTTTGCGACGGAATACAACAACGTTGCCAGCGCCGACTACATCAGGGCAATGGCTGGAGAAGTTGAGGCCCATCAGGAACCATCATTACTAAGTCCCCTGATTAACATAATTCGCGGAACTCAAACACTAACGCAAAAACAAGTGCCGCAAGGAGAATTAACAGGTAAACAGAACTATTTATAATAGTTACGTTAGGTAACATTATGGGTATGTTTCATTTTCATACCCATTGATTTCTAGCTTGATTTGTTATTATATGTAACAACACATTAATCATTTGAACTGGATGTTAGTAATGGGCAGTGAAGTATATCAAAGCCAAAAATGCGAACTTAAATATTCGAAATCTCAAATAGAAAAAGCAGCCAGAAAAATTAGACATGGTTGTGAGGGCGCAGAGCGAGAAGAAGCAATTAAAATGATTCAAAATTTCCGCGAGCTTCATTTATATCCATTGATGCTAATGAAAAATCATCTTGATAGGGCTGCAAAAAAAGTTGATAAAGAGAATAAGATTATTGTTGCAAGACGCCTAAAAAGACTTAGCACAATAATTGATAAACTGGAGCGTCCAAGTCTTGACGGCGGCGCAACAAATAATGCAATAGCCCTTACTAGAATGCAGGATATTGGCGGATGTAGAGCTATAGTTAGAAACATCGAACAACTAAAGAAACTAAAAGACCGACTAGTTAAAAGTCGCTCCAAGCATAAAATCTTAAAGGAATATGACTATTTAACTCCAAAGCCAAGCGGATATAGTGGCATTCACCTTGCATATAGTTGTTTTGATGAAGAAAACGGTAACAATCCGTGGAGTAAAACTAAAATCGAAGTACAACTAAGAACAGAACTCCAACATGCTTGGGCAACAAGTCTGGAGATAATAGATACACTTGAAAATATTAAGCTGAAAACTTCTAATGAAGGTCACCCTGAGTGGAGAAGATTTTTTTATCTTTCTGGATGCCTAGTTGCTCATGATGAAGGTGCCTGTATTCTTGATGATGAAACCATCAAAAATTATCAAACAGAGCTTAAAACATTGGAGGAGGCTTTATCTGTTCGCTCAAAATTAAGTACATATACATTTGCAATGAAGCTTACATCAGATGCAAACCTAAAGAAAAGCCTGCCCAAAAACCATAATGGATTCTTTTTGGTGAGGATGAGAAACGCCATAACAAAAAATGGCAAGGATACTGGAAAGTTTCTTGTTTCTGTGAAACCTTTTAGGAAAAAAGAATCGGAACAAGCCCTCCAGGAACTTAATAAGGATGATGCGGATCCTGAAGTATTAATTGCGGTGCTGCTTGCCACTAACAACATTAAATCTCTTAAAAAGGCTTATCCTAACTATTTTGGGTCAACAAATCAGTTCGGGAGATTCCTTAGCAGACACATTGATACTGTGTAAATTCCTATGCCTGGCTTAGCCAGGCATAGCCAAAGATTTAATCAGCATTCAGGAGCAATGCGTTATCTATGATGATCTGCTCCCATTCTTCGAATGCCCGGTCGCGGACGCCCTGGGGAACGCTGTTAGTTTTGAAATCGACGACCGTACGCCATTTCCCGTCCGGACGGTACATGCGCAGAGCTTTACTTCCCCCTTCCCTGCGCACCTCAACGTTATGCTTATCAGCAAACTCTTGTAATGCTCGTAGCGTCCCATGCTTTACTGTGTAGTATCGCTTTTTCAAGTTTTCTCTCCAGCCTGTGCCAAGGCTTCAACTTCCAAATCGTAAGACTCAAACTCATAGTCCTGGTCGTCAACTTCTTCAGGCACTGGCAGTAAATGCCAGGCTGAGTATATCTGACCATTATCAAAACGCTCCTGGCTGTAGAGCGTCGCGGCTATGAGTGTTAGCGCCGGGCGGTCATAACGGTAAATTTTGCGAACGTCACGGTCAACGAGACGACCGAAATTACCATAACCGCGCTCCAGTAATAATTTTTTAATTTCCGGCCAGTATGGACCATAGCTGCGGTACAGGCGGGGATTTTTCAGTAATCGCCCGCGTAGCCCTGACAGGAAGAAATCAACGTATTCGTCTTCTGTCTTTCCTAACAACGCTGTACGGAGTACCGCCTCAAGATATGTTTTATTCGGTTTTATTGTATCAGATAGTGTGGCCATATTATGCGACGCCCGGCGAACCGGGCGCTCCTGTTATGCGTATTGTTGGATGACGGCCAGAACGTCCGCCACGTTGTGTTTTGTCTCGATAATCCACCAGTTACCCGGGAAATCGCTGTTCTTCGCCTTCGCTGGCAGCCAGCGAGCGCCGAATTTCGCCTTGATTGCGTCTTTCGCACGGAAAAGAACGCCTTTCATGCCTGAGGCTTCCTGAAGCCCAAATACCTCGCCAGCGGCGAATTTTGGTGCGTACATCATCTTCAGGTCGGCGGTGGATACGCGATAATTCAGACCAAGAGACTGAGCTATGCTGGTGGCATCACCCTGTATTGATGATAACTCTTCTTGTTTCTCGTTTCTGGCGGCAATCTCTTCCTCCGTGATGTTGCCAAGGGCCAGGTTTATCCGATCAGCGTCGGCCTGTTTCTCTTCATCGGTGCGCCCGGCAAGAACCGTGTTAATTCTCTGCAATATCTCCACATGATTCTTGCGCATGCTGAGCAATTCCGGCGTAACCTCGTTAAGATCCACCAGCCCAAGGATGGCAAGGTCGGAAAACATTGATACCAGGTTGTAGGTCATGCGATAGCTGAGTTGACCATAGGCTGATGGCAACTTCACCGCATCCATTTGATAGGCATCCATAAATTTAGAGCCGTCGTTTACGACATCCGCTATTGCAGGTGTGATTTTCCCTGTGGTGGCGGCCTCCCTGATTGCTGTTACCCACGATTGAGTCAGCGCGGCGACTGCATGATTCAGATTGGCTTCCCGTTCTGCTGCGATGCGCGCGCTTGCTGCGTCCATTGCCTGCTTGATCTCGGCTTTATTGCTGTAAATGCCAATGGTGCCAAACTGTGCTGTGGTGATCTCATAATCTGACGCCCGGAACTCATTGGTACCGAAAATGGCATTGGTGACTTCAAGTTCAGAATCCCCGTTACGAGTAGCCCCCTGGCTTGTTTTCTCCGGCATTCTGGCGATCGCATCCGCTATTTTCTCCTGAATTGCTTCAGGGGATAGCGTATCTCCGTATGACGCGATTACATCGCCATAATTGGAGCCAAACAGTTCAACCAGGAATGCTTCTGCCGAACGGATCTGGCGGTTATTCCCTTCCGACATCATACCAAGCACCCATTTTGCAATTGACGACTTCAGCGCGCCGTCACGGCGATCCGGGTAAACCGCATGCTTCAGTGGGTCCGTATAGGTACCAACAAAATCAATGCTATAGCCTGACTCTGTAGTCTGAACGCCGTATGAGTCAGTGATTTTGATCATGCCGCGCTGCTGGAAACGGTAGAAATCGTCACAGGAAACGATGTCGTTAATCCCGGCGATGGAGACGCCACCACTGATTTTCTGCATAACAGCATCTTCATCGGGAGTTACATCAACCTGTTTATCCAGCGTCTTCACATCCCAGTTACCCGATTTGGTGCCTTTGAAGGTAAAGATGATCTCCACGTCTGCGCGCTGGCTGTCGAAGTCCAGCGACTTAATGCGAACGATATCACCGGCACAATCATAGTATTGGCCTACACGCCATGAGCGATCGCCGATAACAAGGAACTCATTCGCATGGTTAACCAGATCAGGATCAACATCCAGAATGCCTTTATTTATTGCATCCTCCACCAGCGGGCGCAGGCGTTTGATATCCGTCGCGGCCTTCTGAGTACGGTTCAATAATTTCTCATAGCGGGAGATGGCCTGAGAGATATTAGCCTTGCGCTGAATGGCGCTTTTCAACGACGCGCGATACTGTGCTAACAACATACGGTCTGTGTGATGGACGCTACCCCAGCGGGCTTTCCAGTCTGCGTTATCAGCTGCTTTGGCCATTACCGCCTGTTTGAATTTGGCGACGTCGGCGGTGGTCTTTTCAAGTTCCGCTTTGCTTCGCTCCAATTCAGCGGTAAGTACCTCCACATCCTCACCAGCTGCGTGCTGCGCCTTGATGTAGTTCTGAAGGTCGATAGTAGCCTGTTCTTTCTGGCGAGCGCGTTTCGCAGCTTTCGCCTTATCCATTTGAACCTGCATCATTGCCAGACGTTCGCCGTCATCCTTCGCGGTATACATCTGCATTTCGATCATATCGTTGGCGTCGGCGTTCTCCATTTCTGACTTATCTGAACGGAGGATATCGGAGATCCAGCCTGCTTTACGCTTCAGCGTCTTCAGTCGGTATTCATCGAAAGACCCCTTGCCGCAGTAGTAGTGAACGCGAACGCTTGCACGGTTGGAGCCAACTCGGGCACCGCGACCGTTTCGTTGCGCAATACTGGCTGGAGTCCATGGCAACGTCAGATGATGGATGTCAGTCGTTCCTCGATGCAGGTTGATACCCACCTCTGCCTTTTTGTTGCAGATGATGATCGGAGTCCGGCCCTCCTGGAAGTCGGCTGCAATCTTTTCCAGACCGCCCAACGACATTTCATTTTGCTGCGCGATATAGGCGTCATACAGAGCCATTTGCTCGTTGTATTTCGCTATCTGTGCATCTGTTGGTTCATCCGGTAACTCTTTCGGCGGTTTAACCGCTTTCAGTTTCTTACCGGTTTTACCTGCCTCGGCAACCGTCTGAGCATTCAGTATCCCCACCTTTGAAGGTTCAAGGTTAAGAGCATTGCAGATAATGCGCTTGAGCTTCTGGTGCTGCGTTTTTTCATCGGTGAAGATGATTTGCTTACCTTCCGGGAAAAACTCCTTCAGCGTGGCAATCAGCTTCGCGTATTTGGGCGTAACGGGGTGAGTTACGGTCTGTTCGTCAATGCCAAACCTGGCCAGGCGCTTATTCACTTCCTGCTCGAACGCTTCCGGAACCTGCAACTGAATAAACTCGCCCTTATCTATCAGGGAGTATTGCGATTGCTGCGTGATTGAATCATCACTGTCGTCGTCTTCGCTGGTGGCTTGTTTAGGCAAACTGTCCGCCAGCTGCTGCACCGCATCGGCGTACTCCGGCAGGAAACGATAGGTGATCCGGCGATAGTACAGGTCCATGTCAGTACATACGCGGTCCATATCCCTGATTATTGAGAAGATCGGACGGGCTTTCTCGTGCTCAATCACGCCGTCTTCATTGACCGAGGTCGTTACGCCATTGTTGGCTTTGGCCGCCGCTTCCGCCTGCTGACGCAATTCTTCATACGCCGCCAGTTGTTCTTCAGTAAGTGGTGCATCCTGCTGGTGTTCGTCCAGCTCCGGGATCTCCACGGTATCCTTAACGTCTTCCGCCGTTTTAAGCGTTACCCAGCGATGGAATATACCGCGCAGCGCATCAAGGTTTTCAAAGCCCACCAGCGCCATTTTTTCTTCAACTTCACCGCTAATTTTCTGTACCGTTTCCAGCCTGGTCTTGCCGAAGAATTTAACGAAGTCATCAGGACCGTAGATCCCCATGTTCTGCCAGTATTCCTTCGGCAGAACATGAGAAAGCATGTTGTATGCATCGATCGGGGTGTTAACGACTGGCGTTGCAGTCAGGAGAACCGGCCCGCGCCCACCATTCTTTTTCATCAGGTACGCGTTTTTAATTGCCATATCTCGCGCCGATTGCGCCACCGCGCTGGTGGGCAGATAGGCCAGTTGTGACGCTTCGCGACCATTTTTATAGCTATTGCGGTAGTTGTGACCTTCGTCAGCGATCACACTATCGAAGCCCATATCCTCAAAGTACGGATACTTCTCTGCTTTTTCGGTGCCGGTATCTGAATACTCCGACAATACCCGGCGACGCGCGGCCTCTTTGCGGTGGGAGTCGGAGTCCATTGCGCTGGCTACGCGTCCGGCGGCAACGAAGTCATAAAGCATATCCTGTGCATGCTCATCTACGGTGTCATCACGTAGCGGAATGCGGGCGTATTGTTCTTTGGTAAACACGACTGCACGGTAATTTGAGTGCGGGATCGCGTTCATCCGCGCCGTGATAGTGGCTTCATCTGCCAGCTTAAGAGCATCGCGCATAACTGGAGTGCCATCAGTACCAAGAACAGGTTTACCGTTCTCATCGAGCACCTGCACCTGGCGAATCTGATCGCCATCCATCAGCACATCAAGACCGACGAACAGGTAGTTACTGAATGCCTCTTCACTCAGGAATTCTTTTGCTTCGTAATACCAGTTTTCCAGCACTGATTTAGGCACTACATACGCAGTACGGGTGGAGCGACCGTTCTCATAGTTGAACGCCTCAAGCGCCAGCGCGGTCGTGGTTTTACCCAGCCCGGTGCCGAAGCCCAGGATGCCGCGCCCATCTTCGGACAGTCGGCGCACCTCGCTATTCTGGTAATCAAATGGCTGGCGCTTACCGCTTAATCCCTTCAACCCAAGCGGATCGCCAGAGTGTTCATACGGGATATTGCTATTGAACACATCGTTGTATTTAGCAACCAGCTCATCGTAGCGATCGTGCGTCTTGATCCACTTATTGAACTGGTCCTCAAGCAGTGCCATCTGCTCGCGGTAGCCGTTCGCCGTCGCGCTATCTTTGCCACCGATACGCGCACCATTGAGATACTTTTCCAGCTGTGCCGGGAACCCGGTCGCGTTTTCACCTGATTTACGGTCCCACTCGTAGCGGATCTCGCCTGTTTCTTTATCCTTACGCTGGACGACACCGTATCGGTGCCCGACGAACAGGCCATCACCACCGTGATAGGTGTCAGAAACCATTTCGTCGCCTTCCAGCTGCACTGACTGCACATAGCGCAGATCCGGATAGCCGTTTTCCTGCAAAAACTCCAGAATGACGGAACGGTCGAACCAACGGCTATTGAGCTTAAAGCGGATATTCTCTGCTGGCGTCTTGATGCGCTTCTCTTCGATCGCTGCCAGCTGATTAAGGACGTTGTTCTTTACTGGACCGTCGGGGAGCGTGGCGAGGAATTCCTGTTTTGGAGCCACTATCTCGTTAATGTCGCCGCTGGTGGCGCGGGCGAACGGAACAATCCCGCCATACGGTGAAACCGCAATGCCAGGGGTGCTGGCCAATAAATTAAGCAACTCGTCATCACTGGCTGGCAGTTCGCCGGTAAACGCAAGGCGGAAATCATCGAGCTGGATTGGATCGCGAGTGAGATCACTGTAGAGATAACGCAGGGTGTCCTGATAGCTGGTGGAGTCATAACTGGCGCTGGAATCATGCGTAACCAGTTTTCCTGTCAGCTCGTCAGAAATAGTGCCATCCAGCTTAATTGCACCACGGAAAGCAAACCAGGCGCGCGCACCGCTCCCCGATAATTTCGCTATCGGACCGCGACCGGGGTTACCAAAACGGTCAATCTCTGCCTGCAAACGGGATACCAGAGAAAGGCGCTGCTGTTCGATTTGTTCAGCACTATGCCCGGCGGCCTTCATGTCCTGATATTCAATTAACATCCGGCCAATCATCGCCCCGCGATACAAGCGTTCACGGTATTTTTCAGGCTGGCTGTTAATCCAGTCCACCAGCTGCACCATATCGTCGCTGATTGATGTGGTGTACTTATCGCGGACATTTGCCATCTGGGTAAATGTCATGCCGAGACGGCCTTCTGTTGTAGTCAGGTTACGCTGAAGAGCCTCCCAGCTATCCGCGCCATAACTGGCAGCATCGATCTTAAGTTCCTTCCCTGCATCAGCTTCAATCCAGCGACCACCAGCATATTTTTGCCATACGCCATTAATCAGGCGCATTTCCCCTTCACCAACAACGTCTGCGGTCGGTGACGGTTCAGCCATATCGAGCAAAGACCAGTCGATACGGCTTTCGAAACGATGAATCAGCTTCGCTTTAAGAGCCTGGTTATCAATCTGACCGTCGGCACGAACCTCAATACGCCCCTGGAAGCCCTTTTCCTGGGTGCCATGAACAAACCGGCGGCCGTCCTTTTCAAACCACTTGCCAGAAATAAACGTTGGCCAAAGCACATTTGCCGATTCGAGAGTGCTTTCATCCACCAGGGGGATTTTCTCAGCCATCTCTGCCGGATGTTTGCGCATCAGCACCACATCAACAACTGTACTGGTCCCGTTTGCGTCAAAAGTACCGGTAGGCAAGCGGTGGGCACCAAGAAATTCAGCTTTCCGTGATAGGCGCAGGCGTAACCGTTTCATGTTTGAACCTGAAACAATGGACGGCGGCACAATCACACACATGAATCCGCCAGGTTTTATCTTGTCCAGCATGCGGAGCATGAAGTAAGACCCCATGTCCGTTTCTTCTGCGTAAGGCTTATCGATGTTGCGTGTGTTATCACGACCGCCGAACGGAACGTTACCCACAACATGGTCGAATGAATCGTTAGGCGTGTTTATAGCCAGCTGTTCGAACGGGGAAATCTGTACGCTGTCTTCCGGGTGTAACAACTGGTTTATACGACCGGAAACACTGCTGATCTCAGTCGCGGTCATCACCGTACCAACCGGTTTTGTCTCATTAAAAACGCCGGTTCCCGCCGATGGTTCCAGAGTGTTACCTACGTCCGCGCCGTAGAGCTTCATGATCTCCCAGACACCTTCAGCGATAGGCTTTGGTGTGTAATATTCGGAGACGGACCCGCCAATGCCGCCTTCACCAGTGTACCCGGCCAGGATCTGGCGCTGTTCATCTGTCAGTGTCGCGCCGTCCACCAGCGAATTAAGCAAATCTATCGCCTTCTGATTCGCCTCCCGGCGCAGTCGGTCATAGCTTTTGCCTTCCACCTTTTCCACGCCGTATTTAATCGGCGCTCGGTGAGATGTTATTGCCCTAATGTATTTCAATATTTCGCTGACACTTGAACAGCGAAACACACCCATAGATAGCTTGTTCATTGGTAATCCTTAACAAGTGACTAGTGTTAAATTCCGTTCAAACACGATGCGAATTATTCTAATTAAGGTGCAATCTTGGCAGACAATAAAATCACGCTATCCTCGGTCAGGAAGGCGCTGGCGGGGGTTTTTAAAGACAACGGAGAACGGGACAACATCCTCCTGTCCGCGCTGGCTGTGCACGGCGGAAGTGGGTATTTGTTTTCTCGCGCAGGGGCACCGGTACAACTGTCCGGCTTCTTAGGCGGCAAACCGGGCGATAGTGGCATGGCTGGTGATGGGCTGGTGGATGGGAGTCGCTTTATCTTTGATGAAGTTCAACTGCCGGAAGACCGCTTGCAACGCTATCCGCTACTCGAAGAAATGGCGGTTTACAGCACGATCGCCACCGCGCTGAACATCCATATTACGCACGCGCTCTCTTTCGATAAGAAGACCGGACAAACCTTCTCTATCGTGCCGGTACACAACGGAAACGATAGTGACTATGACGCCGCTCAGGCGTTGTGTGACGAGCTGATGAACGACATCGGGCGAACCATCAACAAAGAGGTCGCCGGATGGGCATTTATCATGTCTGTATTTGGGGTGGCTTATGTCAGGCCATACGCCAAAGAAGGCATAGGGATCACGTCTTTTGAGTGCTCCTATTACACCCTTCCGAGCTTCATCAAAGAGTTCGAGGTCAGCGGCAACCTGGCGGGATTTAGCGGCGATTATCTGAAGGACGCGTCAGGGAAAATGGTTTTCGCCGATCCGTGGGCCATTATCCCTATGAAAATCCCCTACTGGCGGCCTAAGTCAAACCTTATGCCTGTGCACACTGGCCATAAAGCATACAGCTTGCTGGATAATCCGGAAGAGCGCACGCCGATTGAAACCCAGAATTACGGGACCAGCTTGCTCGAATACGCTTACGAGCCGTACATGAATCTGCGTTCAGCGATCCGCTCGCTGAAAGCAACGCGTTTTAATGCGTCGAAAATTGACCGAATCATCGGCCTGGCGATGAATAGTCTGGATCCGGTTAAAGCAGCCGATTATTCGCGCACCATTACTCAGACGCTTAAACGAGCAGCTGACCTGATGGAAAGACGCGCACGTGGCGCGAATAACATGCCTACGGTGACCAATACCCTGCTGCCTATTATGGGCGACGGCAAGGGACAGATGACTATTGATACTCAGACCATCCAGGCTGACATCAACGGCATTGAAGACATTCTCACCTATATGCGCCAGCTGGCGGCAGCACTTGGCCTCGATTACACCCTCCTGGGGTGGGCAGATCAAATGTCCGGCGGGCTTGGCGAAGGTGGATTCCTGCGCACGGCAATTCAGGCCGCCATGCGCGCCTCATGGATCCAGCAGGGCGTAGAAGAGTTCATTCAGCGGGCTATCGATATTCATCTTGCTTTCAAGTACGGCAAGGTATACCCGGAAGGTGATCGCCCGTACAAAATCGAATTCCACTCCGTTAATACCGCTCTGCAACAAGAGCACAACGATAACCGCGACTCGCAGGCGAACTACGCCACTATCGTTACGCAAATCCTCGATGCCGTCAGCAATAACAGCGTCCTCGCCAATTCCGATGCATTCAAACGTTACCTGTTCAGCGATGTGCTGGAGATTGACGAAAAAATCTCTGAAGCACTGGTGAACGAACTGAAAGCGAAAAGCGAGGACGACGATCACCTGATGGATTCCATCATCAAAACACCGCCACAGGAACTGGCGCAAATCCTTGAATCGGTCTTTAAAGAGGGAAACGATAATGACTGATGTTTTGAAAACGGTCACTGACCGCTTTTGTCTCTATAGCAATGCTCGAAAAGGTCGCCAGAACGGGCGACAGTATGTATTAAGCGCGGTCAAGACCATGCTTGAAAGCAAGGAAACTCAGGAAGGTTTACGCCTTGGAGAGCTTTTCGGCTATTACGGTCACGGTCGCCGACAGCTGACTGGCAAACTGGAAGTACCAGAAACCAGCGTGATCATGGTGGAAGGTCGCCCGGTCGTAATCGACAATGTTCCAGCGTGCCGCACAGTGGCTATATCTGTTGACGACAACGGCATCGTTACCCATACACAGGAAATTCTTAACACAGAGCCGGGTAAAATTGTCGCCGCGATGATCGAAAGCCGAGCTGGTGGCTGGAGCTGGGCCACTGGCGGGCGCGAGTCCGGGAAAATCGCTGTAACCACCAGCTTCCATGGTGTGGATTATGTGACAACGCCGAACTATATCAGTCTGGATCATCCTGCCAGCGCCGGAATGTTTGAAAGCGCGGATTCTAAATCTTTACTGGCAGAGTCCCTGGCGGCGCATGGGTACTCCGACGAGTCAGTGCAGGCCGTTATATCCCATTACGGCAAAATGGCTGAACTGGAAATGATGGTGGAGGCGACAGAGCGTACGGCAGAACTGGAAACTGCACTACTCGAAAGCCAGGGCCGCCACCTCGAAGCAATGGCCAAGATCGCAGATGCTGAAGCGCGAATCGCTTTGCTGGAGAAAACAGCGGGTATCCGCGACGATGTGCTGGCAGCAATGCAAGACGAACTGGATAACCTCCCGATCTTCGTCTCCGCCGCCCAAAAAGACGCATTCCGCCTCAAAGAACCTGGTGATGCAAAAATCGTTGCCACACTTTTCGAATCTCTGATCAAAGTTGGCGCACGCAACTTGCCTGTCACCAAGAAAATTAAGGAGGTTCCGCAAGCGGCTAACGTCCAGGCACCGCGTGAGACAAGCATCATCACGTTTAATAATTCAATCAATCCGTTTAAATAACCACCAAAAATAACCCCGGCGGCTGCCGGGGTTATCGTTAACTATTATCGCCTTCGCCTGCGTGCCATATATTTGCGCACCGCGCGGCGTGGACAATCTGAAGCGGTTTCTTTCTGCTGCATCAATCTTGCAGCCATGCTCAAAAATGTCAGGCACAGTCGAAGCCCAGCATACAATAGCGGTTCCAGTGGCCACGTCTCATTGAGCACATATACCGCCATGAAAATCGAGTCGAAAACTATCGCCGCCAGCGATAACTTCATTGTCGAAAGTCGGCGGAGCTGCCGGAGTTTATTCATTGACCAGTCCCGTCAGGCAAAGCTGGCGTTCTTGTTCACGGCGAATCTTTAAACCTCGCAGGGGCACGCCGTTACTGTTCACGAAATCAGGGAGATGGTTACACATATTCACCCATTCCCCTTTCTGCGCCCACTTGTGGATGGACGTTTCTACTCGCATGCCTCGCGCTTTGCTGTAGTAGGTCCGTAAGCTATTGCATCCCATATTGAATGCCGCGCTTGTCATTGCACTGAAGGCATTATCGGGCATGTCTTTGCCCCGGAAGTGCTGATTAATACAGCGTTCAGCGATCAGGATATTCTTTTCCCAATCAGCGGCGATTTGCTGGTCGTTTTTTCGCACACCCGGCGTTACCCCGTGTGTATTACCGATCCCGTCAGTCCATACCCCCGCCGGGCACATGTATGGATCACGTCGGCAACCTTCAGCGTTACCAATCAGCTCAAGCCCCGCCTGGTTGGTTCGCACATTGCCATTACCCATCACGATGGTAATCATCACCGCGATAGCGCAAATTGCACCGCCTCCTGCGGCTGTTTTTCCCTTCATAAAGACCTCATAAGCGAATTTTTTACGCTCCAGGACAAACACTCATTCACAGCCAATACCGACTGACTCGATCCCTTTAGAAGGCACAGGATAATGCAAATCACTTGTTAGCTACGTTTCAAAGATATACATTATTGCTCTAATTAATTTATTTTATTAGGTAAGATAAGTGGCACAACGCGGTGTAAACAAAGTCATCCTGATTGGTACCCTGGGGCAAGACCCGGAGATCAGGTATATACCAAATGGCGGAGCGGTCGGAAGACTCAGCATCGCAACGAATGAATCATGGCGCGACAAGCAAACGGGCCTACAGAAAGAGCAAACAGAATGGCATAAAGTCTTTTTGTTCGGAAAACTTGCTGAAATTGCGAGTGAGTATTTACGAAAAGGTTCTCAGGTCTACATCGAAGGGAAACTTAAAACCCGTAAGTGGACAGATGACGCCGGTGTAGAACGTTACACGACGGAAATTATCGTCAGCCAGGGCGGCACCATGCAAATGATCGGCGCTCGCCGTGACGATTCACAGTCCTCAAATGGCTGGGGGCAATCAAACCAACCTCAAAACCACCAGCAATACAGTGGTGGCGGTAAACCTCAGAGCAACGCCAATAACGAACCTCCAATGGACTTTGACGACGATATTCCGTTTTGAATGTGTAAAAAACGACTGAAAGAAAAGCGGTGGTCCAGACGCCGACAAAAGCACGAACTCGCAAACAAACGCCAAAGTTGGCAATGGCACACGCTTTTCACGAAAAGAACACCCCGAGATATTGCGTTCGCTGGTGGGAAAACATTCCTGACCCACCTGAAGGCGCAATACATCAGGTTTTAAGCAGAGGAAAGACTATGAATAACATGACAACGAAAGAGCTTTTGACGGCACTTCCAAAATACAAAAGCCATAAAACAGTTCGCGCCTCAAAAATCAAAGATATCGAAATTATCGCCCTAATGGATGTGGTCCTTTTTTGCAACATCGAAGTCGTTGAGCCAGAAGGGGTAAAAGTCCATGTTGATAAAATATTTTTGCAAAAACACCGACCAGAAATTGGCGGATATCTGGTCGCTTATGAGGACGGATCTCTGTCCTATTCACCAGAAAAAACATTTGAAGAAGGCTTTAGTCGGACTAACGACTTCTTCGAAAATGGGGTATCGCTCAGCATTGAAGGTCACAATGGGGTGACATTCATTACAGCCAGGGACGTAACTATTTCTGCTGGCGGTATCGCTACTCTACAAGAAGAAATCGACCTTGAAGCAGCCGACTTTTCTGACGCGCTGATGTGGCTGAAGGATGGCAAGAAAGTTGCTCGACGCGGGTGGAACGGCGAAAACCAATTCTGCTGGCTGGTTCCTGAAGGACAGTACCCGGCACGAATGGAAGCCATTAAGGGATATTTCCCCGGCGACCTCGTTCCGTATGGTGCTTATTTCGCCTTAAAAAATGCACAAGGTGTAGTTGTTCCGTGGGTTCCTTCTGTAGGCGACTTACTGGCATGTGACTGGTTTGTAGTGGAGTGATTTAACGTGGAAAATACTAAAGCAATTCAATACCGCCTGCGTAATGGCCAGAGTGTCGAAGTGACCATCAATAATGATGGAGTACCTGGCGAAAAGGTTTCTATCTCTGATCTGGCTATCGAAAAAACCATCATGTGCCACCTTGGCTTTACTGAAGAAGTGAGCAAAAAGCATGGTGTAGCAATCTGGAGCGCAATGGATACTGGTATGCGCAAATTCATTACTGCTCGTACCCCAGGGATGACCATGATGGACCTCATGCAGATTGCGCCGCTGTTTGAATGTGAGCCTTTAGATGTATTCAGCAATCCAGCTATCTGCCAGCAGTTATATGGTGAGATGAAACTCGCGGTTACCCCCATTGTGCTGCATGAAGGATCGCTTGCTGGCGTGTGGAAAGTGGAGCGTATTTCAAGCTACATGCCTTTCCATGTCAACGGCGTAATCACTGGTGAAAATCAACCTGTTTCCGTTATAAAGTCAGACCTCAAGCGCGCAATTCTTGAAGCAAGTTGTCGAGTTGTCGGCCTGGGCAAACAGTCTTATGTTTCCTTCCCGGCTGGCCCTGAAGGCCCGGCAGAAATTCTGATTATGGATGCCGATCTGCTCTGGCAAATACAGTTTCTGATTGGCAAAAGCATCATCCGCGCTGAAGAACTCGATCAGTACATTACCTGCACGATGACGGATGAAGTCAAAAGTGTGGCTATAGCCAATGCCCGGAACCTATGTCGTGCTGCATTAACAGAACTGCAAGAAAACACCACGGAAGAAGTGGAAAGCGATTAAAAAAAATCCCGCCGATTGGCGGGATTTCTTCAATATACGATCTGGTCTACATGATCACCAAAATCATCGTCGTCGTCGTCCTCATCGCCACCATCTACTGCTGGCCAATCAACAAACCAGCCAGCGTAAAGATGCAGCGTTCGGAGAACATCACTTGCGGGAGCATCAAGGGTGTTAACGAATCCCATATAGCTATTGGGATTTGCCCCAGCTATGGCTTCAGCGATCATGTCCTCGGTAATGTCACCGGAGATAATGCTTAAACGCCCGGAAACTTCTTCATTATCATCAAATTCGATAATGGCATCTCCGCCTAATGGCGCTGCGATTTTAATCTGCATTATTTAGCTCCTTTGCCACACCTAATAACAGTTCCAGCAATCCGTCACCATTCATCAGTGATGCGGCAGCGGCCTCTTTGTCATGATACAACTGAAGAGCCATAGAGAATACTTCCGTTGCTGACGTTTTGGAAATAGTCGGTGATTTCTGCCGAATTTTCCCGGTGTTACTTACTGAGGCTGGCGGGTATACCTTCGCCATATAAATATTACTCAATCGAGATCTGAAGCACCATTCAGGCTTGCCACGCCCACCGATATTAACGAAAGATGGCTTATCCCCTTCAACATTGGCCTTCAGGAATGACCGGGCTTTCTCTAACAAACCAGGGTTACTGTACTCAAGATGATGACCCAGCTCGTGCCACAGTGCACTTGCATTTTCATCGTTCAAATTGACAGCAACAACACCATTAATATTTGCATATGCCCTTCCCTGGTGGTGAACCACCTTTGATAAGGTCGAAATTTTACCGCCGGTCAGGCGATAAATATCAGCAAGTTCCTTGCGCAGGTCTATCCCACCATTCTGTCCAGCGCGGGCTTCTTCCACTTCTTCCGTGATAAAAGAGTCGGCCCACTCAAGAGCTTTTTCTTCAGATACGGATGAGTTGGCGATCGCACTGTTCATGGCAGATAACACTTTCTCGTGGACCGAACCCATACTTTGCTGATTCATTTGCCAGCGTGTCTGCGGGTTATATGAGAATCGCTTAAGTAGTTGGTCAAGATGCTCAAGTTCTTCTTCGCTGACATACTTTTTAGCCTCACCAATAATGCCGGGGAGAATATTGCCGTTAGGATTAAACGCTCGCGAAAGGAAGAGTTTCAGCGCCCCCATGCCCTCCGATGCTTCAATATCACCAATAACACGGTTAACAATGGCCGCACTCTTCGGATTAGCATCCGCCAACGCTCTGGCTACGATTTGCAGGGACGATACGACCTCACGCTGCATATCAGTCCTGATCTCATCAATAAACTCTGGCGTTATGCCGTGCTCTTTAAGGATATCCCTGCCTTCCGCCGTTACCCCATCGATATCACCGACATGTTTATTAACCTGACTTTGCAATGCCTTAAATGCCCTCAGAATTCCACGGGCATCATCAGCTTTACTAACGGCCTTCCTGAATGCTGGCAAGAAGTCAGAGTTAACCTCATTTTGTTGATCGGCCCACTGAATGGAGGCTTCTTTCATCTCGTCCAGAGTCAAATCACCCAACGCGGTATGGTCTGTGAATATGAGCGACAACCTCTGAACCATTTCTGCCAATGGTGATGCCGAATGCGCCGCGCTAAGGAATGCTTTCACCCTGGTTGGGCGAATGGAAAACCAGTCAATAGCTGGTGGCATATCTCCGTTTTTTATCGCCTGCGCTATCTCGTCAAAGCCATCGCGCCCAAGGGAGGATGCGTGATTTAACAAGCCGCGAAGTAACGAATTGCTGATACCGAATAATCGGCACCATTTTTTCACGTCGGCAACAGGCATTCGAACAAAATGCGCAAGCACTTGTACAAGCTGTTCATCCTGGGGATCTGTACGGGAAAGCAGCCTGATCAGATGAATAATGTCTTTGATGCCGGATGCCCGATGTAATAGCAAACTGGTATATGGAGCAACACCATTGTAACTACCGCCGGAAACGGACTCGAAAAGACCGCCGGATATCCCTTGCATGCCTTCGTTTTCCAGTTCCTGAGACACCTGGCGAAGGATATCCTGTAACGACACATCACCACCGCCAAACATATCCCCCAGCGCCTGGCCCTGGTGCTGTAACTCATCATTGATACGTTGAGCCATCAACTTAAAGGCGGAGGCCATACGCTTCGCGCTACGGTTATTCGCGACGATGAACAACGCGAGTGCTTTCACTTCCGGGGCCGTTTCGCTGAACATATCCCCCTGAGCAATAACATCGGTAATATGCTGGCCTGACTCCTTCGATTGCCTTACCAGGTCTACCGCATCTTTCAATGCCGCCAGCGCCTTTTTATCGAGGCTATCCGCTGTCTCAATGCCATCAACAATAGTTGTCACAGCCTGCTTGTGCGCTTCTCCTGATAAAGCCTGCATCTGGACAAAATCATTGGCTGCCGCATTAAGCGCCGTCAGAACATTACGCATGTCCGGATCAGGTTCTTCTGCAACCATCCTTACCAGGCGCGCATCCTTATATGCCTTGGCAAAGATCGCGTTTTGTATACGGTCTACAAGTTGCCGTGTTGGTCGCCCATCTTCAGTTACAAGGCCAGCCGCCTGTGTGGCACCAACTTGCGTCATAAATCCGCGAATAAACGCGTCATTACTGCGGCTAAGCAGATCTCCGCTTTCTGACGGGTTAAAAAGCGCCATCATCGCCGGTGTTATGCTGTCGGCATCAACAAAAGCCTTTTCACTGGCTGCCATTTCCTGAAGATCAGAAATATTTGAGTCCTTGGCAAACTGAACGCGGTCAACCTTGGTTAACCGGCGGCGCACCAGTACCGGAGCCGTCATTGATTCAACCTTTTCAGGTCGTATGCCGAATTCGGTCGCATGATCAATCAGGTACTCACGATACCGATCCGCATTGCCGTCCTGATAGGCTTTGATGATCCCCATGGTCCGTCCATTACCTGACTCAACGGCATTGTCCTCACCAATTATCGGCGCACCATGGCTGGATAAACCGGAATCAGTAAGCTGAGCAGGCCGCAAATCTTTGGATATCTGGTTAACCTGAAGAAGGCTGGATGCGCGGGTCCGGTCGCGCGGCTGAAGTTCCTGGGGATAGTCAGGATTAATTTTCCCATCCAGAGTATTGGATACCAAAAGAGCTGAGGCATCGACGATATCAAACGCTGTTTTTACCTCGTCTCCCTTCGCTGTCACCACATACGAAACCCGCCCATAACCGGGCAGGTTCTTTAGCAGCTCGATCAGCGTTTCTATGCTGGTGGCCATTACCACCTGATCGCTTAAGCTCATCCCTGTTACGCCTTATGCTGCCTCTTTAATGTTGGCGGCTATCCATGCCGCCGTGTGCTGTTTAACCTGGTCCAGGTCGATGTATGTGCCAACATATTGACTCAAATCCTGCAAGGTACCGATAAATGCATCGGTGCTCTGATCGACGAATTTATCAGCCAGGAAATCAGCAACCAGTTTTGGCACACCATCATGTACCGAAGGTTGTTTTTCCTCGCCACTACTGCCGCCGGACACACCGTACCCCATCTGTTGCATGATCTGGTCAATTTCATCGCTGATATCCAGCAACTCCATGCCACTCGCGGTAGCCGCTTTGGACATCAAAGCATCCAACTTATCGCTGAGATCCATTAACTCAATAGCTGATAGTGTCATGCCGCTACCCCCGCTTTCTGGATTGCTACCAGCAGATCAGCCAAGTGGCGAGCAGCGCCATTAACCAGCTCTTCGTTTTCCTCAAAACGCCCGGCAGCCTGAAGGGCTGCAATCGCTTCCCGGACATTACCCCGGGCGTTACGGATCTCCGCCATGTCAGTGCTTTGCATATCCATCACGTTATTGAGATATTCAATGGCTTTATTAGCCTCTGCATCTGCTTCGCTAACCGTTTCATCAGGCTGTGCCGGGGCAGGTTCTGGCTGAGTAATCTCACCGACTTCGGCCTGCAATGCATTGATCATGCTCTGCACCATTTTCTCGGTGCCAGCGCCCCCCGGAAACGCAATATTGGGGAAAGTTTTTTGAAACTGAGTTTTCAGCATTACGCGGAACTCGTCTGGTGAGCTGGTGGCCAGCTCCAGAGCTTTTTGTGCATATTTGCCAAACGGACCATTAGTAAGTGTCTTCGCCAAGAAGTCGAAAGAATCCTCGCGAGGCAATAACTTCAGGTCGTACTCACTCATTTGCTGATCAGAAAGCGGGGTATCGTAAGTAGCAATGCCGTAGCGTGCATATTCATAATACGGGTCACCTTCATCAGGGCGCGGCAGAATTGCTTTGTTACCTTCAGGTATTGCGCCAGGGGCCGCCGGACGCATTTGCAGGGCATATCGATATGCACCTACAGAGATTTCTGGTTCAGGCGAAGAGCTACCGGTATCCTCCGCTGGTTCAGGTTCGACGTTTTCCGGTTTATGTTCTTCTGGTTGGACCAGGTATTCCGATACATTACCCGCTTTATAGGCTTTAAACAGCTTGCCGATCGCATCTGCCATGTCCACACCCTGTATGGATTTAGCCTTGATCATGTACACGCTGCCATCCGAATCGGTTAACTGGATATACCCTTCACCGTCCTCAATGAATTGCTTCATTGATGCACCATTACTGAGCGTCACTTCCCCGTTCATATGCATACGATTTTTGATACTTGCAAGGCGATCCGTCATCGCGCGAGAGTGTCCACCAGTCATCCCCGCAGGAGCAATGGTTTCGCGCCCACCAGTTCGATTGAGCTGATCAATCTCCGTCTGCAAACGCTCATTCTCTTCATAAAGAGAATCCGCTTCCGATGCAACAGCGTTAATTTTCTGCTCCAGATCTACCTTCTGCCCTTCTACCGCTGCCACCTGATCCGCGAGGTCGCTCATGGCATCCTCTTTCTGGTCACTGTCAGCCTGTAGTTGGGTTATTTCATCAACCAGGGCTTTTTTCTTCTTCTGCGCACGCTGGAATTTTGCCGAGTTTTTCTCTGCAAGGTTGGCAAGTTTCATGGTGACCTGCGCCAGCGTCATATCACGTCCACTCATCGGAGCAACGGTATGAGTAACGTCTTTTTTATTCAGTAAGAACTGGAAAGCAATCAGCGTATCGCTATTGGTGATCCGGTTTTCCGCTGTCGGGCTATGAAACAGAATGCTGATAGTCTGACCATCACTGAGCGGAATAATGGCTGGCAGGACCGGCAGCCCGTTAACGTTACGTGCCCGGCCAATTTCAGCCCCGCCGATCGCGCGTGCACCGTTCTGGGCCACATCCCCCGTTTTATCACTCCCCGCAGAGATTCCGGTACCATTCAGCTTCTGGTTCAATGCCCGGACAAATGCCTGCATGGTCCGGTGTAGCTGCAAACGAGTAGAACTAATCGCCTCCAGTAAATCCGTAGCACACCAGTGGATCGGCGTGTCATAGAAGAACGTAGCCTCGATTTCCTCCAGGGTGTTGGATTCCGTCATCAGATAGCGGTCCTCACCGGCCATTAATGCGCGATATTCATCATCAGTCACTGGCGGGGGAAGCACGTCAAGCCCAGGTTTGATCGTCACCCCTTTATTGATATTGAACTGTTCCATGTTAATTTCCTGCTTTCAGTTGCTTAAGACGGCGTTTGAGTTCGCCATTTCGGGCCTTTTCGTTATTGAGTCGGCCTGTCTCCTTATCCAGCTTCGCCCGCAAATCAGTGATCTGCTGTTGATTGAAAGACACCGAGTTCTGCGCTGATTTATAAGCGGCAACCACCTGAGCATTCCGCTGTTTTGCCTCTTGCAGGCGCTGAAAGTTGGATTTTACTGCCGGTTTCTTGTCTACCGGATTGGCAACACGTTTCGCTTTGGCGATCAGTGATTTCTGGAATTTTGCGGAGTTTTTGCGGGCCGCTTGCCCCATGACGGTACCAAGCGTCTTGATATCCGGCGACTGAGCGTTAGGAATAGCTTTTCCATTCAGCCTCACAGACGATATATCGCCAGTATCGTTTACCTGTATGGCAAGAATTTGTCCGTCGTTAAGAACCAGCTTTGCGGTTTTAACTTTAACGCCATCTTTCGTTGTTGCGCGGTTGCTGGAGTCAACCTCAATTACCGTAACACCGGTTTTATTGATCGCCGCGATAAGGGATTTCAGCCCCTTTTCATTAACCTGGTCAAAATCGACCGTTGCATACTTATTTTTCGTCATCTGACACATCCTGTGCGAGATTTATTACGTAACTTCTGCGGATTTGCTGAGTAACAGGGAAAATCCGATACAACGGGTTAATGAACGAGTCGCCATGCGTAACCATGACGTTGAAATGCCACAGCCGTTCTCCTTTACCCATATATTCAGTGGGTATGTACAACCATTCACTGTTTTCGCCCTGTTCAGCCGACGTCAGACAACGTTGTTCGCCTTCAATCACTGTCGTTGGCTTCTGAACATCGCGGATCCAATATCTGACCGTTGCGCCGCGCAAAAACGGGAATTTAGACCGGTATTTGAACGGCACCCGGATGAAACCCGGTTTAATTTCCACATCACCAAGTTCTAAATGCGTGATGTCCTTGCGTTTTAGCAAATAGCGATCGGCTAAGGCTAACGCAAGAACGCATACACCCCAGCCAATCATTTCCCGCCTCCCTTTTTCACCAAACTTGTAAGAACATTCAGAATGCTATCGATATTCACTCGTTTCATCCCTGAAATCACCTCATGACCGTTATTGCTGGCTATCGTTACCATTAAGTACGTAATTGATAACTCCCAGCCCTCGTGTTGCCCCAATAGGTACGCCACCGCGCCAGCTGTCACTGCAACAAAGATCTCCGTAACCAATCCCAACAAATTGCCAGACTGGCGACCGTCTCGGACATCCATCAGGAACGTGCCTATCCCACCAATTACTGAAAGCAGGAGCGCAATAGCAACTGGAGCTAATTCCTGTGTGTCAAGCACAAGTTCCCTCCTACGTTGTCAGGAGGTAATGGTATGCAAAGTAACTTCTCATCTGGTTGTTCATAATTTGCCAATACATTCGTAAATCAAGTGAAAAACCCATATTTTGGTTATTCTTAATACAAAATGGCTATTCCAACTACATATCAAAAAAGCAACCACATCCAAAAATGAGTTTCCCCACTGAACTTCTGCAAGACAAAAACCAACAAAACCACCTTTTATGGCAAGCAGCCATGCTTCAAGCCAATGTAAAAAACATGGCTTATAAGCTCCACGCCTAACTCCAGTAAGAAATAAATAGGTTCCACTAATAATGGACATTAAAAAAATCAAAATCTGCATAAGCTCCTCCCGGATCTAACAAAAATCAAGCAGGAACCTATTCAGATTGTTATTTCTGTGCATAACGCTTTGTTCTTTAAAATTCGCAGACTCATAAGAACAACGCATTAGAGTAAAAATCATGCTGATCGGCTATGTACGCGTATCAACAAATGAACAAAACACTGCTTTGCAACGAAATGCCCTTGAAAGCGCAGGATGTGAGCTAATTTTTGAGGATAAGGCGAGCGGCAAACAGACTGAACGCCCTGGGCTAAAAAAGGTTTTGCGTATGCTTTCCAGAGGTGACACCCTGGTCGTATGGAAGTTAGATCGTCTTGGGCGCAGCATGCGTCACTTGGTTGTGCTGGTGGAAGAGCTGCGTGACAGAGGAATTAATTTCCGGAGTCTCACTGACTCTATCGACACCAGTACACCAATGGGGCGCTTTTTCTTTCACGTAATGGGAGCGCTGGCAGAAATGGAACGTGAGCTTATCGTTGAACGTACACGCGCTGGACTTGATGCAGCTCGCGCAGAAGGTCGTATAGGTGGGCGTCGGCCTAAATACCAAGAAGAAACATGGCAGCAAATGCGGCGATTGCTGGAGAATGGCATCCCCCGTAAGCAGGTTGCAATCATCTATGATGTGGCTGTTTCCACGCTTTATAAGAAGTTTCCGGCGTCGTCATTTCAATCCTAAACCTTGGTTTAAGAGAACTCGGTACCAGTGGTGAAAAGATCCCCCTGTTGAGCACGGCTAACACATGGAGTGCGCGCCAGACTTTTAACGGCGGGATCACCGGGGCGCTGACAGGGAACGCCGACACCGCGACGAAATTAAAAACAGCCATAAACATTAATGGCGTCAGATTCGATGGTTCTACGAACATTTCGATACCAACAATTACGTCTAGAGGACGCGTTACTGCGCTTACCGGTACAACGCAAGGTGCTGCTACTGGATTGCAGATGTATGAGGCATACAACAATGGTTATCCGACGACTTACGGGAATGTACTTCACCTGAAGGGAGCTGCATCCACTGGTGAAGGCGAGTTGCTCATTGGCTGGAGTGGCACAAATGGCGCTCATGCACCAGCTTTCATTCGATCCAAAAGAGATAGCACTGCTGCGGCATGGTCCGAATGGGCACAGATCTATACGTCAAAAGATTCCGTTCCCGGCGTTAATACCAAAGGGAATCAGGACACCTCTGGTAATGCGGCTACAGCGACCAAATTGCAGACGGCGTGTACTATCAACGGTGTCTCGTTTGACGGTTCTAAAAATATTGAGCTAACGGCGGCAGATTTAAATCTTGAGCAAACTGTAGAATTAGCCGCAGGAGCATTACAGAAAAACCAGAACGGCGCAGATATTCCGGGAAAAGATACCTTCACCAAAAATATTGGTGCCTGCCGCGCATATAGCGCATGGCTGAATATTGGTGGCGATAGTCAGGTCTGGACAACCGCGCAATTTATTTCGTGGCTGGAGAGTCAGGGAGCATTTAACCATCCTTACTGGATGTGCAAAGGCTCATGGGCTTATGCAAATAATAAGGTCATTACAGATACAGGTTGCGGAAATATTTGTCTTGCAGGTGCTGTGGTGGAAGTTATTGGCACTCGCGGCGCAATGACCATACGCGTTACTACGCCGAGCACGTCCAGCGGTGGCGGAATTACTAACGCTCAATTCACTTATATTAATCATGGTGATGCTTATGCTCCTGGCTGGCGAAGAGACTACAACACGAAAAACCAGCAGCCTGCATTTGCTTTAGGGCAAACAGGAAGCAGGGTTGCAAATGATAAAGCTGTTGGCTGGAACTGGAATAGCGGCGTTTATGATGCAGATATCAGTGGCGCATCGACATTAATCCTCCACTTCAATATGAATGCGGGGAGTTGCCCTGCTGTACAGTTCCGCGTGAATTATAAGAACGGCGGTATCTTTTATCGTTCAGCGCGTGATGGTTATGGCTTTGAAGCTAACTGGTCAGAGTTTTACACCACAACCCGCAAACCCTCTGCGGGGGATGTTGGTGCATATACGCAGGCAGAATGTAACTCAAGGTTTATTACAGGTATTCGCCTGGGCGGTCTGTCATCTGTTCAGACATGGAATGGTCCCGGCTGGTCTGACAGGTCAGGTTATGTCGTTACAGGTTCAGTTAACGGAAACCGTGATGAATTAATTGATACAACTCAGGCAAGGCCAATTCAGTATTGCATTAATGGGACGTGGTATAACGCGGGGAGTATTTAACGATGATGCACTTAAAAAACATTACTGCTGGCAACCCTAAAACAAAAGAGCAATACCAGCTAACGAAACAATTTAACATCAAATGGCTTTATACAGAGGATGGGAAAAACTGGTATGAGGAACAAAAGAACTTTCAGCCTGATACGTTGAAAATGGTCTATGACCACAACGACGTTATTATTTGTATTGAAAAGGATGTTTCAGCAATTAATCCAGAAGGCGCAAGCGTCGTTGAGGTTCCTGATATTACAGCAAATCGCCGGGCTGATATTTCGGGTAAATGGATGTTCAAAGATGGCGTAGTGATAAAGCGAACTTATACCGAGGAGGAACAAAGGCAGCAGGCAGAGAATGAAAAACAAAGCCTGTTGCAACTTGTCAGGGATAAAACCCAGCTATGGGACTCACAGCTACGGCTGGGCATCATTTCCGACGAGAATAAACAAAAATTAACTGAGTGGATGCTCTATGCGCAGAAAGTCGAATCTACAGACACCTCCAGCCTGCCAGTAACATTTCCCGAACAACCTGAATGAGACAAGGCCCGATAGCGGGCCTTAATTTTTATTCAGGCTTTTGTGGCCATTCAGGATTTGCCGTATCCACACGGCTGACCAGAACACTGTAGCGTTCCCATGCTTCCAGTCGTGTGCGTTCCTCGTCTGTTGCCATATTCAGCCTGACAGCGCGTTCCAGCGGCTGGATGACTGATTCAGCTTCGGAAAGCAATGCGGCCTTTTGTGATTCGGCCTGTTGTTGCTGTTCGTCTGCCGTATAAATCCGTTTAACTACAGCTCCATCCTTAAACATCCACTTTCCTGAATCATCAGCGCGGCGGTTGGCTGTAATATCAGGAACCTCAACGACGCTAAAACCTTCAGGGTTAAGCGTGGAGGCATCTTTAGTGATGGCGACAATAATATTATTTGCATCGTAAACAATCTTTATTGTGTCTGGCTGAAAGTTTTTCACTTCCTCATACCAGTTTTTATCGTCTTCGGACCATAACCAGATAACATCAAAATTCTTTGTTAGCTGATATTGTTCTTTCGTTTTAGGATTTCCAGACTTAATATTTTTTAAATGCTGCATCATTTACACCTGTGCGACGTTATACCATGTGCCATTGATGTATTTTTGTATTGGCCTGAAGATGGCTTCATCATCGCCATCTACTTCACCAATGATTCTTAATCCGGTAATTGCGTGTCCGGCTTTTTCATAACGACCACCACGCGCCATCAATTGAACAACTCGCGTACCCAGGCGAACATCTCTCACATATCTGGAATCAAAATTGCCATAGTTGCCAGGAATAACTTGCGAGCCACAAAGCCAGTTACCGTTATTATCCATGTACGCCTGACCATCGGTGCCATTGGCTGTCCTTGAGTTATTAATCATGTAAAAACCAAACTGGTAGTTACCAAGTCCACCGACAAAAAATTTGCGTTCTGCATGGTCTTGTCTTAACAAAGCCTGCGCAGAACTTGTTGATACTGCGTTTCTACCAAAAATGACATTCTGGTTTCGCATATCAATCCATGAGGTTGAGCCACTATTAATAGCAAACCTGTTTGCATACACCCAGGCGTTAGTTGTTATATCTCCTGTAACATCCAGACCATGCCCCATAGTTATGCGGCCAGTTCTGAGATTAAGCGTAAAGGGACGTAGTGGCCCTATATCACCATTTTCCCCCTCATTCTCTCGTGTAGGGATGATATGCAGGCATTCTTCAGAACGGCGAAAAATGGCACCAAAAGATGAATTAAATATCCTCAGTGCATTGACTGTCGATATTTTTACTTCACTGCTGAAAAGGGCTTTAACAAGAACAGACAAAGCATCCCATTTAAGATTCATCAGGTCTTTTGTTGTGGTGCTTTGTTTGCTTCTCCATTTGAAATATTCATTGCCGTTGTCGCCTGTTTCAAACCACATGTATGAATCTGTGTCGCTGTCGGCATCATTTTTAAATCCAATCTTTGCCCAGTCAGTATTTCGAATCCAGGCAAGGATTGAGTCGTTTTCAAAAGTAAGTCCGCCGGACAAGATATCGCCTGAACGCTGAACGGCATTATTTGCTTTATTAATAAATTCCTGTAGATTTAAATCTTCCGCCGTTAGCTCAATATTTTTAGAACCATCAAACGAGACGCCGTTGATAGTACATGCTGTCTGCAACTTGGTCGCTGTAGCCGCGTTACCGGATGTATTCTGATTACCCGCAACGTTAACACCAGGTAAATTAATATTCGCAGTACCATCAAATGCCACACCGCCAATAGTGCGTGCTGTTTTCAATTTCGTCGCGGTGTCGGCGTTCCCTGTCAGTGCCCCGGTGATCCCTCCGTTGAAAATCTGGCGCGCACTCCATGTGTTAGCCGTGCTCAACAGGGGGATCTTTTCACCGCTGGTACCGAGTTCTCTTAAACCAAGGTATTGGATAACAGCAAGAACGCTTGTTTTGGCCAGAATATCGCGACCGACTGACGTTAAGTCAGTCTGAGAAACAGTGTCTG